ATCTCTTCTTATATGCTGCTCTCTAGTTTGTAGTGCTAATCTTAGTGCTTTATTACCTTGAGCGTCTACAGACTGTCCTACGATTCTACCAGGTATTTTTCTTTTGTACTTATCTGACGTTGCGAAGAATGCTGCGTGTGGTCCGCCAAATCCCATTGGTACACCAAATCTTTGCATACTTCCAACTGCAACATCAAAACCCATATCACCTACAGGTTGCATTAACACCTGTGCTAATGGATCAACGATTGCAATCTTCATACACTTACAAGTTTCTGCAAGTCTTAAAACTCCATCACGATGTTTGAGACTACCGTGACTATTTGGCAATTGTGTAATGAATCCAAAAGCATCAGCAAAGAAAGATATTGATATTGAACTATCTAAATCAATCTTGACAATATTAATTCCTAGTGGTCTTGCTCTTGTTTGTAAAACTTCTAATGTTTGTGGAAAGATTTTATCATCAACTATAAAATCTTTTTTCTTACTTTGACTATGTGCGAGTAACATTGCTTCTGCAGCAGCAGTTCCTTCATCTAATAAAGATGCGTTTGCAACTGGGAGTCCAGTAAGTTCAGTAATTAAAGTTTGATAATTAAATAATGCTTCTAATCTACCTTGAGATATTTCAGCCTGATATGGTGTGTAAGATGTATACCAAGCAGGATTCTCAAATACATTTCTAAGGATTACTGGAGGTGTAATTGTTCCATAATATCCTTGTCCGATAAGACTTCTTTTAACGATATTATGTGAAGCAATATCTTTTAATTCTGCAAGTGCTTCTTGTTCGCTACATCCTTCTGGTAAATTACTATCACCACGAAGTAGAATTGAATCTGGGACTATCTGTCTTACAAGTTCATCAATAGTTGAAACACCAAGATCAGATAACATTTTTCTTTGATCCTCTTCAGAAGGACCGATGTGACGTTGAATAAATTCTGACATACTATCCGCTAATTTGTTCCTCATCCATAGTTTTGTTTCTTATGATAATTGTATTGCTATCATAGTCAGGATAAAATTCTATTATATCCTCATTATCCCAACACATCTCTTCATAGAGCATATTAAGTTTCATCATATCTTGATACATGTCTGATGGTCTATCTTCCATTAAAATACTCCTGTGTTGTAATTGAAGAGAAGTAATTCTTTCCTCGTTTTTTGTTCTCTCATATACTCTCCGACTGAACGCATAGTATATGTGAGATCAAATTCAGCAACATTCCAATTCTTAAATCTATCTTTAACTAATTGGTCTGAATTATAACTGATTAACATATCAGAATTATATATTTCACAACTTTCTGCAAAATTATCGTGATTGAATTTTTTATGCATTGAACCCTTTTTACCATATAAATTATCCTTGATATCATATGGTGGGTCAAGATACATGAATGCTTTTTCTCCGTCTCCTAACATATGACGATAATCAACATTTGTGATGTACCAATTCTTAATCAGTTCAGTGTACGTTGGTAACTTATCAATACCTCTCATTGAGAAGTTTGCATCGCTTGCTTGAGCTGAGAATGAAGACGACTCTGTAAGACCACTAAAAGAACATTTGTTTATAATATAAAAACAAACTGCACGGTCTTTATCTGTAACTTCTAGGTCATATAATTTTTCTTTTGCATCTAAAAATAATCCTCTTGCTGAACCACGATCAGGAAATCTTGATTTTAGTTGTTGTAGTTCTTTATGTACATAGTCACCATTGACTTGTAATTGTAACCAAAAATTATATAATGGTTCATACAAATCATTAACAACAATTTTTAGATTAGGATATTTTTTTGTAATGTGTAATGCAACACTACCACCACCTAAAAATGGTTCGTAGTATACATCGTAATCTCTAAGGTCTGGAAAGAACGGTTCCATCTTTTTACAAGCACGAGACTTGCCACCAGGATATCTTAGAGGTGTCTTATATAATTTAAGTGAACTAATCGTCGTGGTCATCCCAAGGGTCAGATAAATTTTGGTTTGCAAAGAATCCTCTGTATACTCCATAACCTGCTAACAGAATCGTAATTACTGCAATTGAAACAGGAAAGGTAATATTAGGATCAAGATTTAGATGTGATATCAATATACGAAACCTCTACTTTTTCTTAACTCTTCAAGTTCAATTTTAATTTCAATTATTTCAGTAAGATCTCTTACTGATTGTGACATAGATTGATATCCTGCACCAACAAAAATTTGTCCTGCCATTACAGCAAAAGTGCAAGCACCCCAAAACAAATAATATTGATAAGATTTGATTTGTGCTTTAGTTTTAGCAAAAGTTGATTTAGTCATTACAAAATTAATTTTTTAGTAGGTGTTGATATTTTACCAAACATTGTATTATATTGTTCGATAATTTCTGCTTGAGGTTCTCCAATATACACCAGATATTTTTTAGTAACTTCAAGTTTATCTTTTTGAAGTAAAGGAGACCAAGGAGCAAATCCAATTTGTCCTTGTTGTTGTGACGGTACTGCCACAATTGGGTCTGTGATTACTATTGAATCAGTAGTCTCTTCAATGATGTCTGCAATGACATCTTCACCAGACCACATACGGATTAATTTAACGGTCATTTAAATTCGCACTCCACCATAATTTCAGTTAAACAGGCTAATAAGTTAATTTCTTGGTCTGCTACAAAGGCAATTTGATATTGATACTTTGCAATAATCAAGACCGCTGCAGGTATTGTGCCTGGTACAAGCACTTCGTATAATGAGTCGTATATTCGTCTCATCAATACACCTGAGTCATTATCAAGATTATCTACACACCATTTCCGAACCTCAGAGAAGTTCTTCATCTTGAGATTCTTCATTAGGTCATTCACAGATACATCTGAGAATGCTGCTAATATACCACTATCTATCTTACCACTTACTGAGTATCTTTGACACTCATTCAACACTCTCCTCCAATCAGGAAAGTGTTTATTAATTAATTCTGCTACAACTTTCTTATCTGCATCTATCTTTTCGTCTTCTAAAATTTGAGTTAATCTTGAGAAGAATTGTGCTGCGATTGTTGGTTTATCTCTTTTGTGTATAGCGAAATCAACAACACTGCACCGAGAATGGAGAGGTTCAATGATTTTGTTTTTGTAATTACAGGTGAAAATAAATCTACAGTTCCCTGAGAACTCCTCAATACTCGCTCTGAGAAGTAGTTGTACATCGGAAGTGGTATTGTCTGCTTCGTCAATGATAATGACTTTATGTTTCGAGTCACTCGTAAGAGATACCGTAGACGCAAAGTTCTTCGCATTGTTCCGAACAGTGTCGAGAAAACGTCCTTCATCCGATCCATTAATGACATAGTAGTCTGCTCCTAATTGATGACATAATGCCTTTGCTACTGTGGTCTTACCAATACCTGGTGGACCTGACAATAACATATTTGGTATCTCTCCCCTCTCAACAAAATCTTGAAAAGTTTGTTTTGTTCTTTTGGGTAGAATACATTCTTCAATAGTTTTGGGTCTGTATTTTTCAACCCATATAAAATCACTCATAGTTCATAATAAAAAATTTAAGTTAAACTCTTTTTCTTCTTATCTTAACAATTGAAATACCTGCTATCAAACCTGCAACTAAACCTAATGTTGCGATGGCAACTGTTGTACTGAATACCAATTCAACTGGAACCATTGGTTGTGCTTCCCATGTGCCTGGTAAAGTATATACAGATGGGTTTGACATAAAAATCATTTGTTGCTCCTCCACATTTTTTTCATAAGTTTATTTATTGAAATCCTTTTGGCTTTTTCTTTGGTTTGTCAATTACCTTAACAACTGTTCCATCAAACAATGAGGAATGACAATTATTCCACCAAAATTCTTGAACCTCCTCCCATGATTCTACCACAAAAGTTCTAAATGGGCAAATTATTTCGTAATGGTGACGATCATAAGGTTTGTTACAAGTCTGCCCAAAGTAAAGTGGGTCATCTTTTTCGATTAATTTAGTCATACCAATGTCTGATTACTCCACTAATAATAAAGCAGTTAGTGATAAGATAGCTGAGAAATATAAAAGACCGTACCACAACAACG